AGAATTGGCGCTGAGTTCGTCAATAGCTAACGGCTTTGTAAGCGATGTAGTTCTCCAACCAAGCTGTTCTGTCTGCTCTGGGTTTCTTTGGTTTAAACGGCGTTGACGATACAGGTTGCTGTAGTTTGCGCGATTTAGGGCTGTCAGGGTGGTTAGACCGTGGTTATTTGACTCAACACCAATCAGGGCTTCGTTGTAGAAGTAGCCGAGGGAATACAGGATGTCTTCGCCAAACTTGTCTGGGTCAATGTGTCCGTGCCAGTGAGCAACTACGAGTCCAGACTTGGCGTCAATTACATGGGCTGTTGAATAGTCTCCACGAGCCAAGCCTTCCGCCACATCCGCGCCAATCGTGTATGTTGCCCCGAATTCAGGTAAACGCCAGATAGACAAAGGTCCGCCAGAAGACTCAAACATGAAGGCATTCCTCACATCTGATGACTTCTTGTTAAACCCTGTCTTTGGGCGTTCTGTCTCAAAACGGTTTAGTGAGTCAATATCAAATACTGGGCGACCAGAACGAATAAAGGCTTCTTCTGGGTTTGACGGGTACTCTTGGTGCAACTGCCATGGTGGAAGTTCAAGAGATTGTGCGTCATACCAAGATTGGTCACGGTCTCCGTTGGCTGACCATGGAAAGAAGATGCCATGGAATCGGTTGGTTCCTGTCTGTGACCCGTGCCACAAGGTGTAAAAGATGTTGCCTTCGCCCTTAGCCGTGGACAAACAAATAACACGACCACCGACATCGGCAATAGGTTCAATAGAAGCCCAAGCCTGTTCAGGGTTTGGCAAGAACGCCATCTCGTCAATGATGGCTAGGTATACGGATTCACCACGAGCAGGTTCGTTGGCTGATGGCAATGACTCAATAACCGAGTCGTTATCAAAAGTCATTTTAAGCACATTGTTTTGAATAAGTTCAGGACCTGACATCCTCAACCATTGAGGCAAGAACTTGTAAATGTACTTTGCTTTAGACAAAAGCTTGGCGGCTTCTCGTTCGGTCTTTGAAAGCATAACTATGAATCTGTCTGACCAGAAAAAAGCAAGCCAAAAAGCAAAAGCGGCAGCAAGTGTAGAAAAGCCAATCTGACGCGCTTTAAGAACAATCGTGTTTCTGTGTCCTAGCCATGCTCTAACAGTTGCTATCTGTGCTGGTCGTAACTCAAATTGAATACGCCCTCTGCTTGGATGCTTGATGTAAACATAGTTTGCACAGAAAAATTCAAATGCTTCTACTAGCTGTTCTACATCTGCGTCTTCAGGACCGCGACATTTTCTAAAGTTGTACTCGTTTACGAGGTCATTGAATTCCATTGTTTCCTTCGGTATGAAATTTATTCTTCAATTAACTTACTATGCAACTTTTGTAAGTTCAACATAGCTATAAAGTTCTTCTTTGCTATCCAAGTTTGATGCGACTCCCAATCCACTACCGCTACCAGTTACAGCTACGCGATATTGAAGTTCAAAAACTTTTGACGCACCTATCGTAAAATAACCATCAATTGGACAAATAACAGGAACTGAGCCACTTCCAGCAGAAGTTTGACTTACTGAAAAAACAGCAAATGTTGCATCAGTAGTGTTATAAAATGCAATTCTATTACGGGTAGTAATGGGGTTAAATGCTCCATACCCTCTAAGAGTGTAAGTTCCTGCTGGAAGAGTAATTTGATTACTTGAAAGTGAACATCCAGAAATATTATTAACTACCGTTGTGTTTAAGGGTCGTACCCCCCACGAACCAGATGTAGCAGTTCCACCATTTGTATTTGCAGCAAGGGTGTATGAAAAAATAGAAATTGATGAACCACCAGATGAACCAGTCGGACCTGTAGGTCCTGTTGCTCCAGCAGAACCTGTTGCACCAGTAGCACCGTTTGTTCCAGCAGGACCTGTCGGACCTGTCACATTTGATGCCGCACCTGTAGCACCTGTAGCACCTGTAGCACCAGTAGCACCAGTAGCACCTGTAGCACCGATGTATGCAATATCAACTCTCAAATAACCGCTAAGTGTTGCTCCCGTACCGCCAGATGAAACTGTTGAAACAGGAACAGTCCAATAACCAGTTGAGTCAGTTGTTGTGCCAGTTACCAACCAAATTTGATAGTTGGCTGAATCTGTTGTGTCGCTAAGTGTTATTTGGTATGGACTTTTAACACTTTGCCAAATAGCACTCCAATCGGTATATGTGTAACCGTTTGTGTCGCTGAATCGCAATGTAGTGGCACTCAATTGAGTTGCATTGTTCCAAGCCACATTTCCAGAACCTGGGTCACCAGATGTGGATGCCTCTGCAAAGTAGTTAGTTACTGATGTTGAATCACCATTAGCGCCATCTGCGCCCTTCCAAATGATTTCAAATGTAACGGCAGTATCTTGGCTAAAGAATGTTGCTCCTGTACCACCAGAATCAATTACTACTGCAGGTATATCCCAGTAAGCACCTTGGTCAACTGTTGGGTTGATTACTTGCAGTGTTTGGTAGTTTGCTGGAGTTGAAGTTTGGTAAATGCGAAGTTGATACGGGCTATTTACAGGAGTGAATAGGTTTGCATTGTCGTTGCTATCAACATCGGTTTGGCTAATTTGAATATTTAAGACAGAGCCAAGACTTGAAATGTTGTCCCATGCCAAATATGTAGAGCCAGGGTTACCTGATGTTGTTGTTTTGTCAACTTTGTAGTTTCTCGTAAAGTTGTTTAGACCAATAGGTCCTGTAGCACCTGTGACACTCGCACCAGTAGCACCTGTCGGTCCTGTAACAGTGGACGCAGCACCTGTAGCTCCCGTTGCACCAGTCGGACCCGTAGGACCCGTAGGACTTTGCGCGCCAGACCACAAACCAAATGCTAACTCACCGTTAGTAAATGCTGTTCCGCCAACATAGGTGACATTGTAGGAAACATAGGCAGGTTGGTTCGCTGCAACTGAGTTGATTTGAAATACAGCATACGATGTGTCAAATGAGTCAACTGGAAGAATAGTCCATGTTCCACTTGTTATGTTTGGAAGAAGCGAAGCGTAACTTTGTCCGTTTACATTTGATTTTGAAATATAAAGAACTGTTGCAGTTGACCATGTTGCACTATCTGTGTTGATGCTTCCAGCCCCACTTGGTGGGGATGTATCGGTTGATGCTGTATATCCGCCACCAATTGTTCCTGATGGTTCTTGCTCAAGAATAAATTCAAAATAATAATTTACGCCAGCAGTAAACGGAGCTGAACCTCCAGAAGTGGATAGATTCCAACCAAGGCTTGGTGATGTTGCTGCAAGCGTTATGATTGGGAGTTCAAAAAATGTTGTTGGCGCAGATTCTGCGTAATAAATGATGGTTGCAATTGAATTTCTGTAATTCTGCAAAAACATCCATGGAGTGTTTCCATTGTCATCTGTTGAGTTGAAGTAAATTTTGTTTGGTGAGCCGACAACATAACCTAAGTCACCAGTGCCTGGGTTTGCTCCGCTAGTTCCAAAAGTGTATTTATAAATGAACGACTGACCAGTAGCGCCTGTTGCTCCTGTGGCTCCAACAGCTCCAGTAGCTCCTGTCGCGCCAACGGCTCCAGTCGCCCCAGTAGGTCCTGTTGTGCCTTGTGCACCAGTTGCACCAGTAGGACCTGTAACCGTACTCGCTGCACCAGTTTCACCCGTAGGTCCTGTAAAGCCCGTAGGTCCCGTAAAACCTGTAGGACCTTGAATACCTTGAGGACCTGTTTCACCAGTTGCACCTTGTGCACCCGTTTGTCCAGTAGGACCCGTTACACCCTGAGCACCCGTAGAGCCAGTAGCTCCTGTGGCTCCTTGTGCACCAGTTTGTCCTGTCGGACCTGTCTCGCCTTGCAAGCCAGTAGGACCCGTAACACCTTGTGCGCCAGTTTGACCAGTCGGACCCGTTACACCTTGCGGACCTGTTTCTCCTTGAGCGCCAGTAGGTCCCGTTACACCTTGGATACCTTGAGCACCCGTAGGTCCTGTTGCACCCTGAGCGCCCGTACTTCCCGTAGCACCTTGTGCTCCAGTTTCACCAGTGGCACCCGTTGCACCCGTTGCACCCGTTGCACCCTGAATACCAGTAGCTCCAGTTGCGCCCGTGACACCCTGAATACCTTGAGGTCCTGTAGCACCAGTCGGTCCCGTTTCACCTTGGGCACCTGTAGCGCCCGTAGCGCCTTGGGGTCCAGTAGGTCCTGTTGCGCCAATATCACGAATAATGAGCAACAGTTCGTGGTTGTTAGCGAAGTTTGTTGTTCCTGTGCCACCAGAAGAAACAAAAGTGACACCATATTCAACATGTGTTGTTTGGTCGGTAACGCTTGTTACTTTCCACTCTTGAAAGTTTACCGAGTTACTTGCATCTTGAATAAAAAGTTCGTCACCTGTTTGAACATTGTTCAAAAAAATGTGAACATCATATCCATCTTTGTCAATGTCATCAACATTTATTTGTGTCGCAGAAATTTGTGTTGCGTTATTCCACAACAAATATGTGTTACCTGGGTCACCGCTTGTTGCAGTGGTTTTGGCTTTGTAATCAAAATACGATGACGACTGACCTGGCGCACCAGTAGGTCCTGTAGGTCCTGTAACCGTTGAAGCGGCACCAGTTGGACCTGTAGAACCCGTTACACCTTGTTCTCCAGTTGCGCCTGTCGGACCTGTGACGCCTTGTGGTCCTGTATCTCCTGTGTACCCTGTATAACCCGTAGGTCCTGTAACGCCTTGAATACCTGTTGCGCCTGTAGGTCCCGTGACGCCCTGTATACCAGTGGCACCTGTTGCACCCGTGCTTCCTTGAACGCCAGTAGGACCTGTTTCTCCTTGCGGACCTGTGTCGCCAGTAACGCCCTGAATCCCTTGTGGACCTGTTGCACCAGTTACTCCTTGAGCACCTGTTGGTCCTGTTGCTCCTTGAACGCCAGTGGCTCCCGTCGGACCTTGCAATCCAGTGGCACCAGTAGCACCAGTTTCTCCAGTAGGTCCTTGGATTCCTGTTGCACCCGTTGCTCCAGTTTCACCTGTTGCACCTTGGATGCCAGTTGCGCCTGTAGGACCTTGAATACCTGTCGCTCCTGTAGCGCCTTGTATACCAGTAGGACCCGTTGCTCCTTGTGAACCTGTTTCTCCTGTTGCGCCTGTAACTCCTTGCGCACCCGTCGGTCCCGTAACTCCTTGAGGTCCTGTTTCACCTGTGGCACCTGTAGGTCCTGTAACTGTTGAAGCCGCCCCTGTAGCACCCGTTGCTCCTGTGGAACCCGTCGCACCAGTAGGTCCTGTAACGGTACTTGCTGCTCCCGTTGCACCAGTTGAACCCGTGGCTCCCGTAGGTCCCGTTACTGTGCTTGCCGCGCCAGTTGCACCTGTGGCTCCTGTTGCTCCTGTCGGACCTGTTGCACCTTTGAGTTCATATGCAATAAGAATGTTAAGACCGTTTGTAAACGCTGCACCAGACGAAGAAAAATTTGAAATAGCAAATTCAATGTAGTTGGGTGATGTGTATGTAGTTGAAGCACCTAATGACATTGCTTGCAAATTCGTACTGCCAGTAGCGTTTTGGAAAACAACTTCG